TCGCCGCCGCCAATGGCGCCACCGATTGCCTCAACCGTCTCGTCAATAGAGATCCTGACAATGTCGAACTGCCCAGCGAAGGTCTGGCTGTATTGCTTTGCAACCCCAGCAACCTTCTTGTTGATGGCGCCAAGCGCCTCAACGCCCTTCGTGCCTTTCTCAATCTGGATGCCATAGCGTGACAGCGCGCCAGTGCTTCCTCCGTATGCCCTACCAACAAGTTTGGTTGCTGCCTCAAGGCTGATGCCTTTTGCACGCGACAGGTCTTGCGCGGTAGCGAGAATCTTCTGCTGGTTGGAATACTTCCTAGCAAACGATGTGGCGATCTCATAGCCCTTGCGAATCTCGGAGTCGGTGAACGCGAGTTCTGCGCCCGCCTTGATGAGTTCGTTGACGCGCTTTGTTGCCTGCTCAGTTGTCTGCCCTCGCGCTTTGAGAGTTGCGATAAGTTTCTGCTGCTCCGCGTCATCCGCGATGGCAGCCTGGATTGCCTTCTGCGTGAACTTGACGGCAGCGGCGGCGGCCGCAGTGATTGCGCTTGCGACAGCAGCAGCGGCAACAGCGAGGGTCTTGAAGACGGCGCCGCCGGTCTTGCCAAGCCGCCCCATCTCTTTGCCAACGCCACGCAGGACGGAAGAAGCCGCGTCCTTAGCGACGACAGAGAATGTTGCTGCCTTGTCTTGGCTTGCCATTTATCTCCCTCGCTTGAATCTAAGAATGGTGTTCCTGAACGCTTCGTTGTTGAAGTATGCCTCAATCGTCTTGCTGAACGCCTCTAGCGCACGCGCCTTATGGGTTGGGTTGTTTGCAATACGCATTACGAACGGATTGGCGGGCACGGCCTTCACAGCCTTTGGGCCGTTCTTGGTTTGCCGCACTCCACTAATACCGCTCGTGACGAACCAGCGATACCACGCGCCGCCGCTGGCGCCTGCTCGATTACGCCCGGCACGCGGTCCGACCACGCCTGACGCGATCTGATAGCGACCTCGGCGTGCCGTGACCGACTTCCGAAGACGGCCTGGCGTTGAGGTGGTCTTGCCAACTGGCGCCTCGGCGCGCATTGGATTGACCATCGTGCGTACGGAGTTTAGTGAGGCAAGCGAGAGCAGGCGCTTGAACGCAGCAGGATTGTTGCCCTGAAGCAGACCGTATTCAAGGTCAAGGATCGCCTGACTCGGCACATAGGTCAGGACAATCCTGTCTTGCGACTGCGCGGCCATCTATCGCTCCTTTGGCTGAAGGTCGTTCATCAGCATCAGTGTACGGTTGAAGTCTCCTGCGTCCCACTCTAAGACCTCGTGCGGCGGGATGCCGAACTTCTCACCAATGAGATGTGCTGCAACTAGCGGGTGCGGCACTAAGGAACGACCAGCCGCGAGCCGCTGCGCGTCTAGCCTTATCGAGGGGGGAGTGCTGTGACTTCAGTTCCCCACTTGCCGATCAGTGCGCCGAGTGCGTCCATCGGAGCCTCAAGGATGTCTTCAACCGGCACGCCGTCTGAGTCCTTGAAGTTGTGCTTGGTCACCAACTTGGCGAGGGCTTCCATCTGTCGCTCCACTGAACCACTTGACAGTTCAATAAAGATGCGCGCAGAGATTCCCTCGGCGCGCATCGTTGCGGTCCATCCCTCAAAGGGTGCCTCTGTGAGTGCAACTTCTAGTGTTCGGTATGCCATTTGCTCCTCCTACTCTTCTAACTTATGGCAGGGCTGCGAGGTCGCTCCCTACAATGATCCTGAGGCTCTTCGCGCTGGTCGGATCGTAGACCAGCGTGCCTGTGACTGCCATCGTCGTAAGGCCGTCTTCGGCGCCAGCCATCTGCTGCACTTCTGTCGGCACGATCATCGTCATAATGTTTGCCGTGTTGGTGCCATCCGTCCAGGCGAGTCGCACGCCGACTGGCGTTGCAGCCCTGTATGCGTCGTACCAGACACTGACCGCTGAAGCAGTGCTGCTCACGGTCATCGTGAGTGAGCCGGTGAACGGAGCCGACTCAGCGAGTGTGCTGAAGACTGTCGTGCCAGCGAGGTATGCCTGACGCATCAAGCCTGCGTTGAACTCCAGCGAGAAATCCAGCAAGTAGTTGTATGCAGTGCCTGACGCCGTGCCTGGGAAGACGGTGCCGCTCTGGAACGCGGTCCATAGTCGTCCTGCCAAGAAGCCTGATGTTGGCGTCGTCTCTGCAAGCACTGCTGAGTTCTTTGCGATGTTCTGCGCGAAGAGCGAGGCGCTCAAGTTCGTCAAGCCACTGCGGTCAGCAGCGATGGTGACGGACTCAGCCAAGCAGTAGTTCGCAGCGTACTGCTGCACGCCGTCCGTGGCGATCAGCGTGTACGACTTCGGGTTGTTGCTTGCGGTCATTGACCAGTCGTAGTCCCAGATGTATGGCGCTGCTGTACCGGCAGGCGTTGCCGTGCCGAGCATTGAGAGCCAGATTGGAAGTTCACCGACGCTCACCGCAGGGACGGTGGCGCTCAGTGTTGGCTCAACAGAGACGATGGTGCCAGTCGTGCCGATCAGCGGGTTGCGAAGCGCAACGGATCGCTCGGCGCCGAGTTCAATCGTGGTGCCGTCGGAGATCACGCCAGTTGGCGAGACGAGCAACTTGCGGCCGCCTGAAGTCAGCGTAGGGATGGTGCCAGGAGTCGCCTCCTTGAAGGCAACCAGTTTGCTGAATAGAACATTCCCGGCTGAAGCGGCTGGCATTAGTCGATCTCCTTATCGTCGCTCGGTGCGACTACTGCTGCCGCAGGTGCGGCGGTTGATGCTTTCTTCGCATAGCCTGCTGCGATCCAAGCCGCAGCAGTCTCTGCATTGACGCTGATGATACTACCGTCGCTAGGAAGTCCAGACACGAACTGACCTTGTGGAAGCGAACCTGGCACATATTGGATTTGCACGAGTTCATCCTTAGGCGCTGGCATTTATGGCCTCCACGACTGCGATCTCAATCGTCGCGCTGATGGTCAGGTAGTCCTGATCTGCCCAAGTATCGGTGCCAATGGCAGTGCTTGTCACGCTGGCTTGCGCCACTGTGGAGGTTCCGTCAAGCGTCACGCCGTCAATCAGGCTGTCTCGCAGCCAGGTGCGCCACGCCATCAGGTCCGCATACTTGCGGCCGAGGTCAGCCTGTGGCTGGATGTAGACCGTGGCGTTGATTGTCAGCACGACCTGGCGATTGCTGGCGCCGTAGGAGATCGAGTCGTCGCCTGGGATCAGCACGCAGGCTGGGACCACGGCGAGATTGTCTGGCGGGAAGGTGTGGACTTGGCGAAGTGTGTAGCCAGTTGGCGGCGTTGATGCCGTCAGGTGAGCAGCGAGTCCAGCGAGGATCGTGGCGTCGTTCACCGAGCCAGACCTTCACGGCGTCGGTATGCCTCCAGCAACACCTGTGCCTCTGGATGCAGTGCGCGTGTCTGGCGCAAGATGCCACCGAGGTCAGCCGAGCCGATGACACCAAAAGGCGAAGTGCGGCTTGACCATACTGCTCCAGCCTGAATCAACGCAGCCTGCTTGACTGCTTGAGGAACGGCTGGCCATCCGAAGACGCCGACCACCTTGACGCCACGGTAGACAAGTTTGGGGAAGTTGCGCGGGTAGGTGACGCTTGCATCGATCTGCGTGTACGGCCAGCCATCAAGCGCAGCGTTCCCCGGTGCAAGGTTGTAGTCCGTGCCAGCAGTCCAGGTTGTTGGATAGGTGCCGTCCCCATTGTCATCGGTCGTCAGTGTCGTGATGCTTACAAGGTCATCAACGAGGCAGAAGTTCCACTCGGTGGCGTTGTAGTAGCGCGTCTCGGTCGCAGTGCCGAAGCCTTGCTTGCGGTCGGTGTAGAGGTCAATCAGCGCGTCAGTCGCATCAAGGACAGACTGGAGCGGCGTGTCATCAACGGAGTCGGTGATGCCGACTGCGCTCTTGAACTCTGCGAGTGTGGCGTAAGACATTAGCGACCTCCTGATTGCATAACCATAAGTGCTTGGGTGCTTGTCGCAACGATACCGTATAGAACATCAGTCTCGGCGAGCCAGAACTCGTGCAGTTCGCCCTTCGGCAACTCAAGGCCGTTTGCAACGGTGACGGTTGATGGCCCGATGAAGATGGTGTTGCCGCCGGTTGGCGCGTGAAGGTAGACATAGGAGGCTCCGACCTTGCCTGTGGCAATCGCCGTAGCCGAGGTTCCAACCGTCACAACCGATCCGTTCAGGCTCACTCGTCTTCCTTTCGTTCACGCCTTAGGAGCGGCTCTCGCTTCAGGGTGGCTGTATTGCCCCACCGAACGATTGTTGCGCGCTCTCCGTGGCTTACAGACCCCTCTGCGTTGATTCTAGCGGCACCCCTGCGGCGTGCCAGTTGCTTCAAGACCTTGAGCAGATTCATACCCCTCCTAACTAAACAGGGGGCCGAGCCGAAGCCCGACCCCCTGCTGTTCAAGTGCTACGACCTAAGACTTAGGCAGCGGCGTTCTTGAGGAACTTGACCGCGTTCGCCTGAACGAGGTTGGTTGCACCACGAACGGTGCACTTGTACGAGATCAGGTCGGTGTCCCAAGCAAACTCCTTGCTGGACTCGATCTGAATCCCTCCAACGATCACGGTCACGATCTGACCGAGGTCGCCGAAGAGGATGCCACGAGCGTTCGCGGCGAAGTCAGCGATTCCACCGGTCGTGTAGACAGGCTTGCCGAGGAGACGATCAACGCCACCCTGACCACCTGGCTGGAAGATCGGCACTGACGAGGAAGTGATCCCAAGAAC